GGTATCATGGCCAATGGTTTATATAAGAATAGATCAATACTTCCTGTTCCTGTAGCGCTTATATTCACATTTGTTATTGAAGTAACCCCGGTATCACCTGCTGCCAGCGGAAGGTTTGGGGTTGCAAGTGGCATCATTTTTGGAGCTGCCAATGCAGAGGCGAAAGCCCCAGTGTTGACACTATGACCGGTCCCCTGATCCGAACTAGCAGGATTATATGTCACTGTAACCGTTGGCGTTACACTTGAAAGAGCTGTATTCACCGCACAACCAATTTGAACACCTTTACCATCTGTGTACCTTGTGAGTGCGGGCATTGTTATGTTTCCTGGGCTTGAGGCTATGGAGTAATTGGCCAACCAAAGGACATCAATTAAAAGGAGTGCTGCAATTCCATTGTTTGAGGGAACTGAAACTCCACATTTAAGGAGGTATTTATTGTTAGATCCTGGATTTATGAGTGGAATTGCTCCAGGATCTGTAACGTTCATGATTCCTCCATTATTTCCAGCGGTTCCCACCATTGGGCCTGGGCTTCCTGCACTCCGTAGAAGGGATAACCAGTTCCCTGCCGCTGCAGGTGTTATGCTGGTGTTTTTAATGTATATTGGGTCATCTGCTCCACCGTTTGCTCTTGCATTTATAATGCCATCATAATTGTTTATTGCCATCTTTTTCAAACCTCCAGTTTTCAGTTTAAGTAGGTTGCTGTGACTTTTATTCCACAGAGAAAGTTTCCTTCATCCGCATAATCCGGAACATCCAATTTAACATAAATCTTTTTATATGTACCATAAGGAATGGAGTCAATTGTGATTTTATTTGAGTATCCGACTTCATTTAGGCTTAATTCAATGTATTTATATGATTCTGCGCTTGCATCTCTCATACTGTTAGGTATAAGGCTTGAATCTACTGGATAAGTTTGAATAACTACGTTGGATAGGTCGTTTACGTCACTGCCAATCTGGATAATTTGATCGCCTGTTTCAGTGTTCGCATATACACTTTGGAAAAGAAGATTAGAAATAGGATTCCCCGCATCATCTAAAACATAAAAAGGGTCCATTATTCATACACCACCTTAACCTGTTTCAAATAACAACCACTGTTTAACGCAGCTGAATTCACGCCATCCACAGGCGCCAAATGCTGACTAGATAAAAAGCTTAAAATCATGGATGGTGGGGAAATGGTAAAGGTTAAAGTTTCCAGGCCATCCTCCCCAGTGTCATCTGTGTTGTGGTCGTGGCTGTAATGCCAACTCTGAATATTCCCATTCACTGCTAACGTAGCGGGTAAGTTACACGCGTTTCCTTGAACTTCAACCTGTTTAACTGCTCTGTCCTCTGTTATTGTCATGATTCCAATTTCACGGCCTGCAGCATTAGGATCAGAACTCATATCCTGGTCCTTTGGAACATATGTGATGATTACTTGAATGTAATCAATCCAAACCTCTTTGTATTTGTCCAGAGTAGCGGAGTATTTCACCTTAAAATCTGAACTGTTATAATCTGCAGGGTTCTTGGAGAAATACGGGATAGACCTGTCTAAAGTATCATAGACAATAGTCTGCATATTGCTGGGATCTGTTCCTTGGCTGTAATCTTTAATAGTTTCATCCACGGGGCTTCCCATGTTCGGCCCTTCAAGTGTCATGTAATGTTTTGCAATGTTGAAGTAAGGGCTTCTCACTCGGCTATTATTTGCATACTTTATTTTAACCTGAACACGACTTACAAACATATCAGAGGGGATATTAAAACCAAAATTATTAGCTATTAACTGCTTAGAACCACCAACACCCCCACTGTCATTGTAGGCATGGGCTGTGTAACCATCATCACCACTAATTAGACCTTGATTCTCCCAGCCCCAAGTACCATTTGCCACAGGAGTATCTGAAACGGTACCCGGGAAAGCACTAACCGTTCCACCAGTCTGAGCCGGAACATCCTCAGTCCAACACTGATAATCAATATTCCGATAAAGCCTGTAATCGGGACTGTAAATCGCATAAGCCGGGAGATTCACCAATTGCAACTCAAAAATAAGATCCCACTGAATCAACTGATCCGCAAACTCAGTTTCAATAAACTGAGGATAATAAAGGGCGCCCTGCCAGGAGTTATTTCCCTCTGTTATTGTGACGATCTGGCCATCACGTGAAACCTGAAGATCCGTCCCACCATTCATGAGAGGTTTATTGTTGATAACATCTGCAGCTATGGTTTTGAAGGCTTCTATCTCATCTCTTGCATCCGCATTAAAATCGTCAGGATAGGCTGCACAGTGCAATGTTACCTTGGGGAATTCAGTCCAATCAACACCATCACCAGTTATCCACCTTGGAGTTATCCCATTTATAGTCCAATCACCATACCCCATAACCTTCACCTCCTTAAAATCACAGTTGGTTTTAATCCATTTGTTACAGCGCCTTTCTGCAGGCTTGAGGATATACTATTACCTAGAAGGTTTCCACCTTGATTCACAACATTCTTATCAGCATTACCATGGATCTGAACGGCACCCTCAGCCACCTCAAGATAAATAACATTACCCAACTGTCCTGCCTCTGAATTAGCAACTAAGCCTGTTCCTGAAGAAATAGAAGGCAAACTAGGGATCTTCACTAAATTATTCATATAACCCGAAAAACCAGAAAGGCCCTTTGCACCAGCCAAAGCTAAACCTTGACCCCAAGACTGCATATTTTCCGCCTTGATCGTGGAGAGTGGTCCTTCCTTGGGTGGGCTGTGTGGGAACATATTCGAGATTTGACTGAAGACATTGGATAAGTCTGGTATGCCGTTTTCAAGGCCTGAAGTTAGATTGTTTATTATGGATTGTCCGATGCTGAACATTTGTGTGGCAGAGGATTGTATCTGCCCGCTGAAATTGCTTACAGTGCTTTGTATCTGGCTTAACGTGGATGATGTGTTAATTGACATTTGACTTAGGGTTGAGGCAACGCCGGAGGTCATTTCACTGAATCCTGAAACTCCTGCCTGGGAGATATTTGAAGCCCAGGACTGCATGTTACCTGCTGTGATTTCACTGAGAGGACCTGTTTTGGGTGGGCTGTGTGGGAATAGGCTGTTTAATTCTCCTAAGGCTCCTGTTAAATCGGACATTCCACTTTTTATACCGTTGACAAGTCCATCAATGATTTGTTTTCCCCAGTTGTACATTTTCTGTGGTATGCTTTCAATCCATTTTACACCATTCATAAAGTCTGTTTCAAGGGTTTTAAGGGCAGATACAATGTTTCGGATACCATTTGTTATCCCCGTTTTTATACCATCTATAGCGTTCTGTGCATCTTTCTGGAGGATGCCAGGTAATGTTCGGATCCATGCGATGAGGCCGTTTATCTTACTTTTGAGTGTGTTGATTCCATTTTCAACGCCTGTTGTTATGCTAGTCCAGATCTTGGTTGCGGTTGCTGCTATTGTTGCTGGTAGATTTTTGAGGTAGTTTATAAAACCTGTGAATGCTGCTTTTATTTGATTCCAAGCATTTTTCACATCTGCAATCGCATATGACACTCCACTTGTTAGTCCAGTCCAGATCTTTTGTCCAATCGCTGAAACTTGTCCAGGGATTGCTTTTAATGTGTTAATTATTGTCAAACCCATGTTTTTTACTGCAGCCCGTATCTGTGCATCAACGCCAAGAAGGCCAGAAACCATGCTTCTAAATGCTGAAATAATTGTATTACTTGCATTTTTTATCCCATTAACAGCTCCCGTAAATATTCCTGAAATCCATGAGGTCATTCCCGACGCTGTGATTGTTGATAGTGGCCCGGATTTTGGAGGACTATGAGGGAATAATGCACTGATTACCTGTAATGCAGGCGTTAAACCTGGAATTGCAGCGGTCACACCAGTTATAAGAGCTTTGATAATGTCCTGCCCATATTTCTGCATGTTAGAAGGTAATCCTTTGATGAAACTTACGAAATTGTCCCAAGGATCTGTAACGTGTTTAATTGCATCCTGCACTCCACTCCATATCCACTTCCAAATATCATTTCCGTTCAAGTGGGTGAGCCAGTTCCAGAAGTCCTGTAAAGCTTTACCAAAATTGTTTATCGCATCATGCACACTCTTAACATGCGTATAAAGGTAAGCTAAACCAAGTACAAGAGCTGCTATTGCCAATACAACAAGCGTGATGGGGTTTGCATCCATCACAGCATCATAGGCGGCTTGTGCTGCTGTTGCAAGTTTTGTTGCAGCTGTACTTATGGCTTCCTTGGCGGCTTTCGCTGCACTTGCAAGAGCTGCTTTAGTCTTTGCAATAATCCCCCTATTCTCTGCAGCTGTTTCTTCATCCTGTGCAACTCTTGTCCCAATAATTGCATCTTTTAGCTTGCCGAATGAATCAACAACACTACTTGGAACTCCTTTAAGCTTTTCAATCGCAGATCCCAGTTTACTTGTAACTGTTCCACCAACATCATAGGCTAAGGTCTTTAACTTTGAAAATGAGTCCGAAACCTTACTTGGAACACCACTAAGTTTCTCAATAACACTCCCTAACTTATCCTTAACAGATCCTCCTGCACTTGTTGCAACATCCTTAATTTTTGAGAAACTGTCTTTAACTTTGTCAGGGATGTTTGGAATTGCATTTATTGCTTTACCTATTAAGGTGGGTTCTTTCTCAGTACCCCTCATTACTTCTTTAAAATTTTTCCAACTTGTACTAATTCGACTTGGAAGTGTGGGAAGACCATTTATCGCAGACCCAACTGCTTTTATGTTGCCCACTATGTTTAGGGCATCTTTCACTTTTTTAAAAGCTTGTACTAAGCCTGATATGACAGCAACACCAGCGACAAGCCCTAGAATGTTACCTAAAAATGATTTCACTCCAGGACTTAATTTATCAACCCAACCAGCTACATCTTTTAATGCGTTTGCAAGACTTGTTGCAGCTGATTTTGCACCAGGTAAAAGTAATGCTCCACCTATCCTTGAAACATATTCCCATGCAGCATCTAGTTGATCAGCTACAGCGTTCCAACTGTTTTTGTAATCTTCATTCGCACTTGTCCCATCGTGAGCATTCATAATTTCAGAAAGCCACAATGCCTTTTGGTTGCTGTCTGCTGTTTTCCAAGCAGTACTTAACTGGTCAATAGTCATTCCTGTTCCATTGAGGACATCTTGTGAGTTTAAACCCAATGATATTAAGTTTCTTGCAGAAAAGGTTGATCTTTGTACCGCACTTTCAAAGGTTGAGGATACAGCACTTACACTTGATCCTATTGCGTAAGCATGCCCTGATATTGCGTCAACCGATGTAACCAGTGTGTCCTTTGAATGAACACCAGCAGTACCAAGGTTTATAAGGGCAGTTCGTATGTTCCCGGCTGTACGGTCGGTTGTTCCTTGAATTTCACTTATTGTTGAACTCCACTCTGATTTTGTGTCACTGATTGATTGATTGCTTTCCCCCATTGAGATAGCTAAGCGGTTCCAGCTGTCATTGAAATTACCTGCGGATGTTACTGCTGCATCAAGTGTTGCAGCAATACCGAGCGATGTAATTCCTGCAAGTGCGGAATCCATTGTTGAAGCTGAACCGGCCGCAGCATCTGCAGACTCGGAAGTTGCGTCTAAGTTAGTTGAAACATTCCCTGCATCCGTTGCATCTTCACTCAAGTAATCCCCAAGAGCTGATGCTGCCGACGCGGCTTCTTCAATAGACCCTGCATCAACATCTATTGTGGGTGTTGCTACCTCACCATCAAGTTCAGTCATCTCCTCTTCAGCAGTTGTGATCTCACTCGTATCACCTTCCACGTCAATAGTTGGTGTTGCAACCATACCATCTACATCTGTGAGGTCTGTTTTCAGATCTGAAACCTCTTCAATCGATGTACCTGAATCTGCAAGGTTTATGTCAGTATTGATAGAAGTTGGTATATCACCAAGTTCTTGTGTAAGTTCACTTAACCCTGAAAGAACATCATCTATGTCCATTTCAGCTGTGATACCGAGCGTTTTATCTGTCATGCTTATCAAGTCCTGAAAATTTTGGTGTAAATAGAAAATTACAAATAACTAGAAAAATTAAGAAGAAATTAAGAAAATTAAATAAAAGGTGGGGATGGGAAAAGATGGGTTACCTAAAATGCAATAAATGTGGAGGTTATTATGAACTCCAACCAGGAGAAAACCCCTCAGACTTCAGCAATAAATGCCAGTGTGGTGGAAAACTAGAATATGTTGAGAATTTAAATGAGGGCAAAGCATCAATTAAGGGGGTGGAAGACACTGATAAACAGGTTAAATCTGAAAGTGTGGATAGTAAAGGCAATCCATGGTTAGGACTTGCATTTCTCTGTTGTATTGGTGTAATTGTAATAATTGTAATAAGTGGGTTTATTTTTCCCAGTCATGGTATAACTAACACAACTTATTCAGACGGAACGTTTACGTTTGAATATCCAAGTAGTTGGACAGAAAGTTCAACCAATAAATTAGCATTTGGAACAGGTAATGTCCCCCATTCTTCTAACATAAATTGTAATGTGTTTGTAGAAGAACCCGTATCTATTAAGGAATATGCTGCAGGACCTCCTGCCATTCCTGCAACATTTGATTCAGTTGTTCAGGACATACAAGCAACTAAAATAGGTAATTACACTGAAACAAACATAAATGTTGCAGGTGTAAGTGGAATGGAATATGTTGAGAAAAGTACAGATGATCTATCTAATAACTTAGGTGGAAGATATGTAGCTGTATACTTTGCTAAAGGGGATAATTTATATCAGGTTCACATGACATCCACAGATTTTGATGCAGATAAACCTGGTTTTGACATGATAATTAACACCTTACAGGTTATTAGTTAATTATCCCATTTCCTTCTTGTTTTGTTGTTTTCGTATTTTCTTTTTCATTCTTCGATCTTTTTCTATGAAGTTGTTAAGTTGTTGTTCTTGTTCTTCAGTGCTTTTCTCTGGTTTTTGTGGGTTGTTGATGTAAATCATATTGTTAATATATTCCATTTCTAATTCTTCAATGTAGTCTGGTGTCCAGCCTGTTTTGAGGCTGATCCAGGCTTCTACTTCTCGGAGGGTTTGGAGTTCTCCTTGGATGCTGGGCCTTTTTGCTTTTTTCCCTTTTTTCCTTTAACCTGTCGTGAGCTTGTTAAACTTATCATGGTGTTTGCGATGAGTGCAGCGTCTTCAATGTCAATGTCAATGTCTGGTAGATCGTCCAGTTCCTCGGTTGTACCGTCATAATAGAACCGTTTAAGTCCTCGTTGTGCTAATTTGTATTGTAATTCCTCGGTTTGGCCTCTAAGTGCTTCTATTTCTTTTCCAACTTCTCCCACTTGTTCAACCTGTTTGAGAGTGTATTTGTTGTCGCTTTCATCTTCTGAGTCTACAATTTCGTGTATTGTTTTTCCAGTTGCATCTTCCATTTTCTTTGAGATTGTAGAAAGATCATAAGCTGCCTGTCTGAGTGGTACGACAAATTCTTCATCTATGAATCTATATCCTCTTATTTCGATTTCTTGACCGTTTATCTCAAGTTTTTTGGTTTTGTAAAGTTTTGGAATTGGTATTCGTGATTTTAGTGCCATATTATTTTGGCCTCCTTCTGAAAAGTTTTAAAAATATAAAAAAAGGGAATTTATGGGTTTAAACTTCTGATGGTAGAAGCATCATTATGTCGCCCTGGACACTCATGTTGATGTTGAACTTACTTGTATCACCCTGTTTACCGTCAGGGATGTCGGGTGTCATCTGACATTTGTCCATGTAGATTCTACCAAGTGTGTCGTCGTCGTATTCGAATGTTATGTAACTTTTGAGGTTTATTGGGTTACTTACCATTTTATATGCTTTATACCCTGTTGCAACCGTTCCTGAGGTTGGGGTGTATTCTTCATAACAGAGTTTAGGTAATTGTTTTAAACCGTTTTTACTGAGTATTTCTTCTGATTTAAGTGAAACTTCAATAGAACCGTACGCATACATTACATTAGTACTTCTAAGCCTTTTGATTGTCTTACTGTCCTGTTTCACGGTTGGTGCTATGCTTTGGGCTACAAATGGTTCTAATTCTTCATAGTAATTGGATACAATACTGTCAGCACTTTCGGCGGCTGGTGCTGTTGCTAAGGTTGCCCCTCCCTCTACAGAATCACCTGTTCCTGGGTCTGTAACTGTTTTTAGTGCTGATGCTACTAAGGGTGTGTCTACTGTGGTTTTCCTTCCGAAAACATCAATATCGCTAATGGTTGGCACAATACTAAGGCCACTTCGGGGGTATATTGGATATGCTGCTGTTAGGAAATCTTTATTTGTACCATCCACAACTCCTGTCATTATTTCTTTTGTGTGTGGCACCCCTATGACGTATCCGACTGAATCATTCATTAAAATACTTTCTAAATCAATATCTGTGTGCATTATTTATCACTCCTCTCTTCCTCTTTTTTTGTCCTGTTTTACTTCTGAAGCCTGTTTTACTGACCGTTTTACAGGTTTTTTAGTGAAATTCTTAATCTTCTTTAATTCTTCCTCCAGGTTCAAGCCCAGGGCTGGACCATGACTGCAAACATAATTCTTTGCAGTTTCAAAATCCTTATTCTCACAATACCGTCCTATTGTGCTTTTTAAATCTTTTAAAGTCATTTCTGTGATGTTAAAACACCTCCCACTAATCTTTTTAGAGCGTTCGCTAACACTCAAATGAACTGTTAAAAAAAGAGATAGAGTTTTTTTATTTCTTCATTCTTTCCTTGCCCTTGTAAACGTTAAAGAATGTTGCAGCTGTTGTGGTCTTTTTTAACTGTTTTGTATTCATATCTGTGGCTTTTGTGAGATCTACAATTCTCCAGCCCTGGGCCATGCTTTGAACGGGTTCTACCTGTGTTCCCTCAATGCCAAGAGCATATCTATCTTCAAAGAGATCTCCGACAATATCACTGTAATGTAAACATTTGTCCATTGAATCTTCTGTGTCCCCGGGTATGAATGTTAACACGGCCCCTTGGACAACTGATAATCGTTTCTGTTTGTGCATTCCTTTCCAATTTACTGTTGAGGCATTTGCGAGGAGTATAACTGCCCCAGGTCCAGAGTAGAATGAGACTTTTGAGGGTTTCCCACTTATAACGCTCTTGAAAATTGGTTTTGAAGGGTTTGATGTGTCTTCAGGGTCTGTGAGACCTGCAACTTTTGATTTAAGAACATCCTTCAAGTTTTTATATCCAAACATTTGTATCAACTCACGATCCAGTCTAGGAATTCATCAAGACGGTTGTTCACTCCACCCTCACCATTCTCAAATGCAACGAGCGGGTAATCAACACCTTCATAATACCCCATTGTTTTACGTTCATACCATCCACCAAGAACATTATAAAGGTACCAGAACCACCATCTACGTTGTAAGTCTGAAAATATTGGGCCGAGTACATCATGGCCACCTGCAACAAAATCCCAGTGTGGAGAGGTACTGTATATTGTTCTTTTGAGTGCTCCTTCTGATTCAACACATGTTTGATAATATAGGTCGCCGGTTTCACCGATTGGTGTTACTTGTTGCATTGCGTCGAGGTAAATATCCCCAACATCATCCATGGTATTGCTTGCCTCACCGAGTAATGCATCGATTTTGGCTTGGAGTTCTGGGGAGACTTTATCGTTTATGTTTAGTCTGATGTAGCCCATGATGGGTCACCATAGTGGTCCTGGGTCATCAGTGTCTTCTGGTACAATGGCCATGAAGGAAACTGTGGGTCCTGATGTTTCCTCAGGGTGTTCATCAATGTATCCTTGGAGGATTGCATCAGCATCTTTATCATTTTGAACTGCTGTGGGACTTCTTGCTTCCTGGTCCTGGTAGAGGATGTCTAATGCTCTTGATACTGCGTAGAGTGTTGCTGCCTCTTTAACCTCCTCAGGCACTGTTGTGGGTATCTCTGTGTTGACAAGTTTTCTTTTGACCATTTGGTCGGCTCGGACAAGTGCTCTTGTGATTAGGGCATCAGTAAGCTCATCTGATCCGTCTGCTCCGAACTTGTTTAGTTCGGTTTTTACAGCGTCTTCATCAGCATAAGTCATAACCTGGTCACTCGTATGTTATTTTGACAAGGCCACCGGGCCAGGCTTGCCCGTTACCTGTCACTGTTTTCTTCAAAGTTATGACTTCACCGTTTGCAACTTGGAAGTCTGTAGTTACAACATCAATTGATGCATAGGCCCCTACAGTGTGGCTGCTGTTCAGGTCCAGGCTGGCTTTGGATGTTGTTCCTGTTCCATCTGCCCCTTTATCAACAATGGCCAGGGTCATATAATTTGTTGCCTGTCCAACCGCTGATATTGGGATTAATTCTATGGCTTTGATTGTGATTCCTTTTTCTTCATCACATTTCAGGATGGGTTTTTCGAATGTGTCAGCTGCAGCACTGTCTGCAGGCAGTGGGATGTATTCTCTGCCGGTTTTTCTGGTTATGATCTGGTATAACCTTCTTGCAGGACCCCAGAGTGCTCCTGCTTCTCTCATATTTTCCAACATTTTAGTTATTGCCTCCTTTTTTTTAAAAAATAAGGATAAGTAATCCAGATTTAATTAGCTGGCTGCTTTGTTGATCCAGGCGGTTACGGCTGCGTTCTCATCTTCATAGGTGCAGTCTCCACGTAGGGTCATGACGCTGAAAACGTTCCTGGCTTTAATATCCTTATCATTTTCAACCCGTATCTGCCTCCATAATCCCCAATGATGATTCACTGGTTTTGTGAGCATTGCAGGTATACCACTAACGGCTGTGTATGTTTCATCATCAAAGCAAGGTACATTCACAACGGGGATCTTCTTGTAAGTTACATTGTCATTTCCAATGAGAGCATTATCACCAAGAACTGTTCCCCTATCTGCGAGGATGTCCCTGTAAGCGTCCTCCACATCAAAGGGTACGTAGAGTCTGAAGTTCTGTCTATCTGCCAGGTATTTTTTTGGCATTTTCTTAATTAGGGCATCAAAAAGGTTTATTGGGTAGTTGCTTGCTGAGGGGTCGAAGTCTTTGCTGGTGCTGGCTCCATCTTTACCGTAGATGTGTCCGCCTGCAGTTTTAAGCCAGCCATCATTGATTGATAATAGTTTGCTGACTTTGGTATCGCCCCAGGTTATGGCGGTGTTTGCGTAGAAGAAGTATCTTTCAAGGTCTTCCTTTGCAGCTAGACCCATGAGGTTTATAACAGTGTCCTCGAAGCCCTGTTTTTCAATGTTATCTTCAAGTGTGTCATAGTCCAGGGTTATTTGGGCGATTAATTCCTTTGCTGTGAGGCTGTTTGTGTGTATATCCACGCCGGCTTCGTCGGATGATGTGAGTGTTCTTTTTGCACCTGTATTGTCACGGCCTGGTGTTAATATGCCGTTGGCCATGTCGATACGTGGTATTTCTTTGGTGTAGCTTTTCATGTCATCATAGGAAACCTCTCCCAGTACTGGGCTGTTTTCTCTGATGGTTTTCACGAATTCGGCTAGTTTTTCAACACCAAGCAGGCCACCTTCGGGTATGTCTCCGATGTCGATTATTTTGAATGCCTGCTGATTCATCATTGCATTTAACATTTTGCTTGCTACTGCTGCCATGAATATCACTCTCCTTTAACTTTCTTAGCTGGTCTACCCAGTGGATCACAACCTATACGTTCATAGAACGATTTACCAGCAGGGGTGGGTTTTCCTGGATCCCCATCCTGGCCACCCAAACCGGAAGGTTCTGTTGGAATTCCAAGCTTTTTCTTGAGGGTTTTGTTTTCCTCCTCTAAAGTATCAAGTCTTTTTTCAACAGGTGATGGTTCACCTTTAAGGTTTTCTTTTGATTTACCTGCAGATCCATCGTCTTTTGGTTCTAATTCTGTTCCATCAGCAGAGCAGAATTTAATGTCTGGATCTGTATATTCTGCTCCACATTCAGGGCAGACCAGTGTAGTAGTGTTTGCTTTCTGTGCTGTTTTCAACGCTTCAATATCTGTTTTAATTGGTTCTAGTTCAGATTTTATCGCCGATTTGGTTCCAGTTTCTATTAATTCTTTTAATTCTTTCTCATCCATATCTAATACCTCCGATACATCCTTACATGCTTGTTTTCTATTCAGTGAAAGACCTTCAAGTGGGTCTGTCGCTCTTTCATCTTCTGCAGTCTTGATTAAATTCTGAATATTCTGCATTGCCTCCTTTAATGATCCTAAGGTTGCGTCACTGATGGCACGGCCAGCCTTGCGTACAAAGCTCGGTTTCTTCTGTTTTGGCGGCTTTGACTTCAATGCAAAAAATAGGGCTTTTGGCACGGCTGGTGTGTCCACAATGGAAACAGTTGCAGCTTCCCAGTAATCACCAAGGTCTTTTATTAAGGTACGTTTACCTGCCACGCCAGGCATTGCAGATTTGGCTGCGGCTAACTGGCCACGCACACCAGTTAAACTATGCCCTCGTAGTTCTCCTTTCTCAACTTTATCCCAGGTATCCGTGTCTGTAATGTGTGACCCTACAACCCAGGTACCCTTTGGGAGTGTCATTTCCTGGTCGTAGGCTTTAACAGTCATCTCCTGTGGTAGGATGTAACTTTCTACTGGATTGGCAACGTTTTTGAAGGTGTGCATGATGTCCATGTTGCGGTAGTTTTCCATCCACTTATGAGCAGCATACTCAATCTCCTCTTCTGAAAGAATTTCACCATCACTGTCAGGTTCTCCAGGCACGGCCACAGCTGCATAAGCCACCTGTTCGGGTTCACTCTTATTCACAATCAAACCAACTGTAGGACGCGTGTCCAAACCGAGGTTTGCGGCCTTTTGAGTTACGTATTGTTCTGTGACCTGTGTAGCATCGTCCAGGTTTACGGATCCATCATCATTGATCTCATAAGGGATCTCCCAGAGGCTGTCGTCATCAAAGAGTTCAACAATCACAGCGTCAGGGAATGTGAGTTTAACCCACAAATCCGGCCCGTATGGTGAAAATGGAGTTGAGAACTGTTGGTTTATGGCTGATCTTACCGTGTTAGTTATTGCCTCGTAAGAATCTGCTTCTGTTCTACCAGTGGTTGGATCTCCTGCTGCTTTCTGTGAACTTGTATCTTCTTTTTCTTTAAGCAAATCATCAAGCTCCTGTAATGCTGATGCAGCAGTTTCATTACCAGTTTTAGGGTGTTTACTGTATCCTAATGCACTTGATAATGCTTTTGAGTTGAGTTGATCACCGGAGCCTATGGGGTAGCTGTAGGCTTGTTTGGTTTCGGGGTCTTGTGAGTCATCTATGAGAAGGGCCCATTTCTTTAAATCATCAATGGAAAAGTTGCTCCCATCCCATGGGCCTGTGTCAATGTTTCCCTTGTCAATTGCATTTTTAGCATTATCCTCTGCTGTTTTGTTTATTTTTATCAAATTATCCCTCCTTTTACACTTTTTAATTGTTTTAATAAGTTGTAAACAGAATTGTAACATAACCATTGTCCGCTGATATGATTTTATCACTCCCTGAATGGTTGATTTGAAATAGATGAACGTGAAAGATTTATAGGTTGATTCAACAGATATTTTGTTTAATAAAAAATTAGAAGAGGAGACCTGGTTTATGATGAGAATTAGTATGTCACTGCCAAAAAAGCTTTTAGATGAGTTTGATGAGGTTTTAAATGACCGAGGATATCAAGCACGATCAAAAGGTATACGAGATGCACTTAAAGATTATATTGTCCGTTACCAATGGATGAATGAAATGGAAGGAGAAAGGATTGGATTGATAAATGTGATCTATGATCACAATCACAGTGGAGTCCTGGAAAATTTAATGGATGTTCAACATGAATACACAGATTACATCAATTCCAGTATGCGTATTCCCATGACTGAAGAGTACTTTATGGATGTGTTAATACTCAAAGGAGATGTGAAATTCATCCGCAACTTAACCGAGAAGATCATGCGCATTAAAGGAGTAGAACACGTTAAACTCACCAGTTTAGCTGTTAAAAATTAATGGTAACCTAAAAAAATTGAATTTACTTCTTTTTCTACCATGTTTTTCACCTTTAAAAAAGGGTTTTTAAGGATTATATTTTCAGGTGATTAACTTGCGAAAACTTTCTCTTCAGGGAATGTTATCACAGGATCTGCCATTGGATCATTGCATTGGCAGCCGAAGTGTGGGGGTTCTGGATAGTTTTCTGGGTCATAAGGACCATATGCCTCTAAGTCTAAGCAGTTCCTGCAGGGATTATCCCCGGTACAGGTCCATGGAATTTCAATAGTGGCACCATACTCTGTAACAGCCGTAATATAATCATCCAATACCCCAGATTTGTAGGCTTCAAGGTCACCAAACATCCCCATTGCATCGTTACGGTTTTCAGCCCAGGTCATGGCTGTGTTTTCAATTGTCCGGGGATCTTCTATGCGGCCGTGTTGTTTGAGTTCTTCACCGAGTTGTTTGTATTGCTCAAGTTCTGTATCAGTGTAAGCATATTGTAGGTTTTCAACGGAACTATCAAGTTTAGCAGGGTCTATCTCGGATTTCATGATGGTATTGAATGTTTCATCTGAAATATCATTGACAGATGTAGGTGTGCTTGCTAAATTTGGACTATCTCGGTCTCCTGTTGGGTTGAGGCTTGTAACGGCAAAGGCTCCGCCAAGAAGAGTTGCCACCATAAAAAGCCAATTACCATCCTTCTCACTGTCCTGATTGGTGTTCCCATAGTAATCGTCAAGATCGTAGTCTTCATTGTCGTCTATGAGTTGGCCTTTATTTTTTGTTGTCATAATTATCAAGCCATTGTTTGGACATTATCGCGGATCGTATGCGGCCACGCAGGGTTAAACCATAATCTTCAACATTCATCTGCTGCATCTGTATGATTTGCTGTAAGCGTTCAGGTTTATCCGGGATTTTCGGCTTAATATTCACACCTTGTTTGTTGGCTGCCTTCTTTAACTGTGAAACTGCCTGTTTTGCACCAGTTTGGTATGCATCAGTCAAATATTCTTCAACAATTTCCTGGCCTTTTTTGATGTAATCATCAATGTAACCATCCAGGGCCTGTATCTCATCATCCACACTCTTCCCAGAATCGAGAATCTTAGTCATGGGGTTGTAGACGGTTTCTTTGAGGCAGGTTAAAAGGGCTTGACGATATTCAAGGTTTCTATCCGATGCGTTGCCTTCGCCAAGGTCTTTGTTTGGCTTAAAAGTTAGATCTGCATCAGTTTTAACTGAAACTTTAGATTGTAAATTGTTTAACTGCTCGATGGAGTCGTCCACCTTCATGGCCATCTCCCGGAACGGATTTACCTTCATATTTATCAGCCACCTCTAAAAGATTTGATTTAAGCGTTTTAAGGGCCTTCATAACATCTTCTGGCACCTGATCCTGTTGAACTTGAAGATCTATTGCCATATTGTTAACATAATGAGCATTCATAGCGGGATGATCCACAGTCTCCAAACCCCAACCATCACCAAACACGTTTATAAGCTGATTTGGGGTTATTGCACCCATCAGGAACATTGCCTTGGCTTTGTTGAGTTCTGCTTCTTCGTCTTTTGTGTCAATCTCAACAAGTTTAAGCTTCCAATCCTCTACCTCAAAGCCTTTCTGAATAATTGCATAATTAAAAAGCTCCTCAATCGTAGTTTGTCGCGGTTTTATCACGCTGGCTTTATAGATCTCTGTTGACTCTTCCGCGGTAGATCCTCCGAGGCTGCCTGTTTCTGCGATTCCAATCCGGTATGGTGGTACGGCATGTGCTGCTATTACCTCATCTCGGTTGTCGGTTCTGTAGAGTCTGAAGCTTGCTTCTTTGGTTTCCACGCTTAGGGCCTGGAATTTTACTTCTACTTTTGCGTCGGGGTTGTCGCCTGTTGGCACTACAATGGCCATTGGTGCGTGTGGGTTTTTGGCGATTGTGTTGAAATGGTCCTGGATAGCTTTCTTCATCACGGTTTGACCTGTAGGTTTACCATTGTCATCCAGGATCTCCTGGTCCTCAAAGTCACCAGTGATAAAAATAGCATAAGCTGGTACACCATAATTCCTGAAAAAAGCAATATTATATTTCTGACGGCTTAAATCCCCATAGATTGTTGGTATACTGGGTATTATGTCTGGAAGGCCGTAGTAGTCACTTCGTGGTGTGTAATCCATCCAATATATGATCTCATTTGCCTGTTGTTCTGCAGGTAGACTGTTTAGTGGTGCGAGTTCGCCTGTGGTCATGTTAACGTCTTGGTCGTAGCCGAAGGCTTTGAAGTATCTTGTTTCACCGCCTCGTTTTTGGACGAATCTCACACCATCATTGCATCTTCGGAGGGTTTGGGCTGGGATGTTTTTAATAGATTCTGGTTGGCCCTGGGTGGTATTTCCGATTCGGATAATTTCATAGGCTGTGTATCCAAGGCCCTCATAGTTAATCTGGCATTTTAGGAGTTCTCCCATCACGGTTCGTGTACCTGAAAACTTGTCCGTAACAATCTTATCCAAAAACTCCTGAATTATCTTCTTATTCATATCAGAGGGATCCTCGCCAACTGGATTTAATGTGTAACCTTTCCCAACTGTGTCATTTGCCTTGGTTTTCACGCAGCGGTTGTGGTACACGTTTAGTTCTGGAAGCTGTGCCAGGGCGTAGGGGTTGTAGAGTGGGGCTTTGATGTAGGATGGGTATTTCTGGTTTTCTCCAATCCATGGATCCTCTGGAAGTTGCTTACTGTCATCTGACTTTATTGCGTATTGTTCAAGTACATCTGCATCTACAAGGCTTCCATCCTTCATTGCATACATGAATGGTGTTCGGGTTGCTTTTGTCGCTGTCATCTTTATCCTCCTTTTAAATGTATACTTTAGCTGGTTTTCTACGTAGTCTGGTATGAGCTCCGCTTAAAGTATCCACCTGGTCATCATGACTTCCATATGGGAAGGCTCTCATCTCTAGGAATAAATTTCCATTCCAAGTTGAATCTTCAATGAATGCTGTTTCCTGGGCCTCTACAGATGCAGCCACACCCATAGCTCTTAATTCTTTACTACCCGTGGATCTTATTCCCTGGAATCTGAAGCCGTGCAGAACTTCTCGGCGGTACGTGTCTATCGTGTCTTTTCCACTGCTTCCACCTTCCTCTTCCATGAAGATTTCAACACTCTTACCATCACGTAGGGCTGTTCTCTGTATTTTTTGACGGTTCTTGAGCGGTGTGTCACGGAATCTTACAACATTTAAAACAAGATATTTAATTTTGTACTTCTTTGCCAGGGCGGATCTAGGGTTTATACGGGCCATTTTTAAGCCTACAGTCCAATCTGGATCATCACTATTCTCTTTAGTGGTGGTGGCTGCACGGTCCCAGAATCTGACAACACGTTCAAAGTTCCTTTCAGGATCCACTTCACTTCTAGGAATAGTTAGGAATTCGCCTTCAAAGACATCTCCTTCAAGCTCCTCCGGCTCCTGCAAATATAATGCACTCCACCAAAAGGCTCCCTCTTCTTTCTGTATTGTAGCCATCCTCGTGCTGCTAAAGCGTTCAGGCCATGCTGAATTACCTTCATCATCCACCGCAGGTAGAATATAAGTATCCCAATCCTCTGAACTGTTCTCTAAAAGATATCCCGCAAGGTCATTCTTACTCCACCTTGTTGATACAACAATGATAACAGAATCTTCAAATAAACGAGTGTAAATTGCGGATTTATAAAAATCAATAATCTTCCGAGTATAAGCTGGACTTAAAGCATCTTCAGGACCTTTAATCAGGTCATCAATGATAATTATGTCACCAGTTTTACCAGTGATGGCTCCTTTATATCCTAGGGCTTCAATTTTGCCACGGTATTCTTTACCGTCGCGGTCTACAAATGTGACTTTGGTTTTTGAGGCTGTGTGTTTGGAGAGGTAAACATTGAATAGTGGTCCATATTCAATTATCAGTCTGCGGATTTGTGTACCTATTTCTGAGCTTAAGTCATCACCATATGTGATGATGAGGATTTGGAGGTTGGGGTTTTTGAAGATCCTCCAAACCGGGAAACTCACACTGCAAAAAGTAGTTTTACTGAACCGTGGAGGTGTGTTGATGATTAAACGCTTCTTATGCTTAAGTGCAACTTCCTCTAATTTCCAGGCCATCTTTTTCAGGTGGCGGCCTGGTATGAAGTGTGGTCCCTGGGTGAACCTGGTAAACGAATAAAGGCGACTGCAGACCTGTTCTAGCTTTCGGCGTTGTGTTGAGTTCATTCATCATCAGCATCCTCACAATCTTCATCATGCACCTTTTCCAGGTAATCATAATCAATATCAGCATCATCACTATCAGTCTGCTTCTCAAGATTCAAATTACAAAAAATAGTTTCACTCGCACGCAGAGCCGCCACATCCTCCTTAGAAAGACTCCACCCTTTTTCCAGATCCTGGGAAATTTTCTCCTGAATCTTAATCGCATTACCAACACGTAGACTTGTAATTTTATCTATCTGGATTTCAAATTCTTCCTCACCAGCAAGCTCTAAATCACGATCACGAACCGCATTCTGAATACCATGCCTCACACCATTATCCCAAAGCATCTTCCAAGATTTCTTGGTTTCATGGTCCTTTGCATTCTCCCAGTTTTTGATGGTTCGCTTGTCTGGAAATTTCCTTAATTTTGGAAATTTTGTGGAAATTTTTCCAACAATTTCCGGATCAGAGTACTTATGCTGGCCATCTTTGTTCAATGTCAAAAACAGATCCTTCGCATAATCCTTAACCTCTTGCGGATATGCCATGGATAATCACCAGCTTGAACATTTCTTTAAGCTTTCATTCAACTGTACGCACATTAAAATGATGAATGCGATTGTGGCTATGAGAACGTAGAAATAGAATATTGTTACATCCATCTTTAACACCCATTTAGAACCTGATTTTAAGTCCAAGTCCTATGAGAACACCGATGATGCTTGCAAGGACCATGAGGACGTTTGTTGTTTTATTAAAAATAGAATCGTTATTGTTGTTTATTGCGTTTATGATGTCCACTTTTTTGTCCACATTATTCACAGCGGTTTTGATTTCATCGAGTTTGTCGTCAGTATCCTTTTTTTCTGATTCAACACCATCAAGTCGTCTGTTGATTGATGTGAATAGGTCTTCATGGATACATTCGTGGCCTTGTGGCTCTGCTTTCATCTTCAAAGAACTCTTTGATCCAGGTTCATCTAGTAATCTACCCATGAGGATCACCTTTCATCCATCAAAATTTTATTCTTTTACAAATGCAGTATTGCCACCAACAGCCTGTATTAAAACAACAAGGCCGTTTAACACTGTTATTGCAAATGTTATGTAAGCTGCCTGCGATGCAGAAACCACTGATTCTAAGTAAGTCAGCATGGGCACTACAACAATAATTACTTGCACTACCGCTGCTAACTGTCCTGCTCCTGTCAAATTCTTAAATGCTTCAACTGCCATATCTTATCTCCTCCTAATTTTTAGTTTTAAAACAAAAAAGTGTATTAATAATGAAACATAATTTATTAAACATGTGTGGAGGTGTATATGTTAAATTACGTGGAATATACAATTCAAAAAAACTCTCCAAATGCCACGATCATAAACTTGGTCTTTAAAGATCCATCTAAACATGAAAAAGACCGGAAAGACCTGGAAAACTTTCTAGATAAAATCCTAAACCTAGGATCTGAAATCATAGAAGGCCATATCACCTTCAAAAACTCATGTGAACTTCACTTAACAGTCCGCTGCCCCGAAGAATACTGGTATAAACTAGATGAAACCACAAGACAAAAAGAGATTATAGAACAATCCCATATACTCCAGGACATGTACAATCAGGAATTCAATGAATAATCTTAAAAAGGTGGGGCCTGGTTCTATGCAGGCTCCCAAAAAAGAGTTCAAACCTTCACGGCTATAAAGGAATGAAAATAAAGTAATTTAAAGTGGAAAATGGGGGATTTGAACCCCATCTTGGCTTCGATTTGTTTGAAGAGATCTTGGTTTTTAGGGGAAACTTTTTCTATGTTTCCTTACCCTATCTTCTGGACGTAAAGTAATGTGGTCATTTGGCATGGATCCATGCTAATTTTTTGGATAGTTTTTGGTGGTAATCGTCATAATCTGGGTTTCCTTCACTGTCAAGTTTGGGTTTAGGTATTTTCATGGTTCCAGGTCCCCAGGTTCTTTTAGATCTTAGCTTTTGTGCATAGGCGATTCTTTCCTGTTCTGCGTGCTCAAATTTATCCCTTTTTGCTCTGATTTTGGCATCTATAATCTTTTTTTGTGCCCTATGTGCTTTTATTCTGCAAATATCCCCACAATAAATCCGATATCCCTGATTGTATTGTACAAATAGGTGGTGGCATATAGGGCAAACCTTTAAAATACTGCGTTTTGGTGAATATTTCACTCCATCATGTAATCCCCAACGTGGAACTCTTGGAACATATGAAATACTCATAAAACCACACTCCCATCATGCATTTGTATCTGGCCTTGAACTAAACCACACCTGGGACAGACTATTTCTCCACGGTCCAAGTCCTGCACGCTAATAGTGCATCCGCAGTCCTCACATTTTAAAACTTTCTCCACGTGAACCAATGGCATGCTTTTTTTATTTTTAACTGCTGCCATTTTTTCTTCTAATTGACTTAAAAGTCTGGGATAACTTTTATAATTTGAAATTTCGTCACCAAAATTATAGTTTTTCATCTTAAATTCCTCAAAAAAAGATTTATCACTATATAAAACATCAACCGTAACTCCTTTGAGAATTACCTCCTCATCTTCTTTGATATTTCTCAATGCAAATATCTCAAAAAAATCCTTAACCCTTGCAGGCTTCCATCTTTTCTTAATTCTAGTATGGCAGTACGGACAAGTACCCGAATCCGTAGCAACTGCATCACATATAGGACAACGCGGTTTACCAGACTGGATCCTTGATGGCAGCCTTTCCAGTTGAGGATTAAATCCTGTTTTAACCTGAGAAGGTTCACACTTTCCATGCTTTGAATTAAAGATTTTCCCACAATCTACACCCAAAAACAAACCTCCATAAAACCCATAATAA